GCTCGTTCCGTTCGCATACCCACGCAGCCCAGCCCATGGGTCCACCTTTGAGCCACCGCCGAAGAGCCAACTGAGGAGTCCTCCTCCGCCAGCCCCTGCGCCGGCGCCGCTGACCTGAAACACGGCATCGAGGACGTCGTTCAGCAGCTTGTCGGCTATGCGGTCGAGCACCCCCAGAGCCGCGTCGCCGAAAGACGCCCATACCGACTTGCCGTTCTCAATGCCCGCGAAGAAGTCATCGAAGAAGCCTCCGGTCACTTCTTTGGCAAAGTCAAGCGCGATACCCATCTGGCGGGTCTCTTCCTCGATCGAGGCCATGACCTGCGCAAGTGACGATAGCTCGCTCTTCTGGGCATCCGTGAGCGAAATGCCGCGCTGCTGCGCTTCGTTCAGAAGCTGCGTCTCGTAGCGGAGCGCGGCGGCCGCCTGCTCCGTGAGCCCGATAGCATCACGCTCCGCCTCAAGGGCAGCGATCTGGCGCTCAGCGGCGGCGACGATGTCGGAGTATTTCTCCTGCTCGCTCTTGCCGCCAGTGCGCTTCTTCGATTTCTCGTCGACTTCGGTCAGACTTGCGGCAAGCTCTTTGAGTTTGCTGGTCGCCGCCGAAGCACCTCTGGCAATGGCACCGCCGAAGTCTCCGAGATAATCGGCGCTGAGATCGGATGCTATCTGCCCGTTACGCTTGTCTGCCGCTGCCGCGAGCTCCTCGGCGTACTTGTTTGCGAACTGGAAGTCCTTGTCCAGCCCGAGGTCTCCAATCGTCCCCAGTTGCATCCCTTCCGGTAGCCACTGATTCGCTTTCGAAGCGAAACTGTCGATGAGACCGGCGCCACGCTGAACCATGTCGGTCATGGCTTTGATAACTGCGTTGGCGGCCCCGATTGCAGCTGCTCCGATGACGTTGGGAAATTGACCCCAAAGGAACTTGATGTCGTGATAGGCGGCTACAAACGAACCTATTACAAAATTGGCGCCTGTTTTGGCATCGGCAACGATGTCGCGCCCAAAGATCTGCTGCATCTCATCGCGAAAAATGATTGCAGCCGCGAGAACTGCACTGAAGCCAGCGATAACCCAGCCAACCGGTCCCATCGCAGCCAACCATGCTGCCGTGAAGCTAGCCGCAACCGTCCCAGCCGCGACTATGAGGCGGGATAAGACCGCGATAACATTCACGATGCCAACGACGATAGACGGGGCGTAGATCAGCGCCAGGGCTGCGGCTGCGGCGATAGCGTAGGGTGCCACAGTTTCGAGAACGTCCGCCACGGCCATCAGCGCCGATTGCGCCAGCTTTGCCCAATCAACCATCTGCAGGCCAGCGGCTACCAGCGCGATTATACCGATCGTCAGGAGGCTAGCGGGGGAGAGCACTGACAAGAAGGCTGCCCCCAATCCCTGGACTGGTCTCTCCATAGAAGAAAGGACGGCGGCCAGTTGCGTGCCCTGCTGAAGAGCAATCTGCAGCGGGCCCATGCCCATCTGCGCGCTGACAGCAATGTCTTGGAACTGAGCGGCTATGTTTCCAAGATTTCCGCGCGATGATGCGCGGTTCTGATTGGCCGCCCGGTTCATCATCTCGATCTGCTTCGACGCTGACGCCGCAGCGGCACCTTCTGTTGCATAAGCCTTGGCGGCGGCCGCCGCGGCTCCGGTCGCACCGCGATTTGTGCCCGACAGCCCATTTGCGGCTGCTTCCGCGCGCGCGGCCGCTCCAGTCAGCTGATTGAGAGCGTCGGTGCACTTTTGAACGGAGCCACTTTCAACCTGGAGCCCGAGCGTCGCGACATCTGCCATGGCTTTTCCTTTTTCAAAGAACGTGCGCTATCGTTCTGCCGATTCAACCGGAGGAAGACGATGCGCAAGATATTGGTTGCTTTGGGGTTGGTGTTATGCGCCGCCCCGGCCAACGCTGACGCCAATACCCGTGCGGCTGCTCAGAAGGCAGCCAAACAGATGATGGAAGATGCGTTCATTTACCTTGGTGCGGCATATCTTTGCCAAGACGCGTTGGGGACTTCCCACTATTATGCTGCGCGATCCGCTGTCGAACAGACCGCCATCCTTGGAGGTAAGTCGCAGACCGACGCCGTCATCATCGCTGACGACTTCGACAAACGAATACGGCGAGATCATCAAAAGAAAGCACCAGCGGAGAATGATCAGAAGTGCTTGGACAGCATCCTCGCTACACAGACCGCACTTCGGGTGTCTCAGGCTCGCTTTAGACAGGCTCGCGACGCCGATAAATGAAAAGGCGATCTTGTACGGCCCCAGGGAAGAGTTCAAGTGATGAAGGCGTCCGGTATTCGGTTGTGCAACTCGAAATAGCCCTCGACTTCCACTCTCGCCCGTGTTTCATTTTTGGTGCTACATTTGAGAGGGGAACATGGGGAGCGGGTTATTTTGGTCGCTTGTCTTGGCGGCAGCCGCCGCCGCAATTTACTTCTTCCAGAAATCCAACACGCCCAGCGCTCTGACAGAGCAACCACCACCTCCCTCATCGACGTCCGAGTGGACGCAATCAGAAAGCGGCAACCCCACGCAGATCTACAAAGGAAAACGGATCACGGTGTTCGAAGCAGATAACGGCTGGAAGTATTGCATCGCACATCCTGAAGATCGACGGGAGCCTTACTTCTCCGAAGCTTACGGGACACCCGACATTGCACAAAGCGAGGCCATCCGACACATGGAACGCCTGCCTTCGTTGCATCGTTCGTTGCCGGAGCAACGCCGCGAATTACGGCGCCAAAAGGAGGATGAAGAACGATCTGCGTTCCTCTCAGGCGAACCTCACGTAATCGCCTCTCTGTCGTCCGCTGCTGCATATGCGACCAACCTATCTGAACTCCGGAAAGTAGAACGCAAAGTAGAAACCCGTCGGCGCTCGATCGACCGTGTTGCTGACTCTGTTGAGGTTTATGGTTCCGACGAGGAAATCGAACGCGCACAAGAATTGAAGCGAGAGGTTTCTGCTCTTGCCGACCGCATCCAGATCAGGGTTGCCGAACTCAAGGCCAAGCGGAAAACACCGGCCGCCTCGAAGATACAGGACACCTAATTCGCTTCTCTCGCCCGGATCGCCTCCGTCTCTGCCTCTATTTCTACACAGAACCGCGCATCCATCGCCCTGACGAGCGACACCTCTTCGCGGCGGACGATATTGCCTGTCAACTGGCACCATGCGGCGATTTCGAGGTTGGAGATCGGTACTGGCCCGGAGAACCCAGGCGGCTGCGCCTGCCGGAGCTCCCAAAACCAATCCCAGAGGAAGGCACCGTTATCCGGCACCTCCGCTTCCGGGCTTTCGACCTCAAAGCTGTCGTTGCGATCGCGCCTGGTCTCACCGTCCTTGTCTCGGACGCTGTCGTAGCGCGCGACAATCGCTACGGCTTCGCAGAGCCTTTCGCCAAGCTCTTCGTAAAATTTGCGCGATCCTCCGAAGCCGTGGCGACCTGGTCATAGATCCAGCCGGCTTCTTCGAGAACCTCGCGCGCCTTTTCGAAGGTGCATTCGGGCTTTTCGCCTTTCCAGTTGTGATCGCCCCAGTCCCAGGACGCGACGGAGGCTGCCGCCTTGTCGAGATATTCGGCCTCGACCTTGCTGGCGGTCAGCTTCTTTTTCCGGCTGGCCAGGAACTTGTCGCTGTGCTGTCGAACGACGCGCTTTACTGCATCGCTCTCCGCGGATCGGATCATGAAACGAATACCTACGAGCTCATCGGTATCCGGGCCGGTGAGGTTGAGCTCGAAGAGGTCTTCGGAATTGACGAGTTTGGAGATGTCCATGATTCACCTTCAGATTACGGGATAACGGTTGGATTGACGCGGATCGGCAGCTGGTTGAGGCCGATCGTGAAGCGCTCGAGCTCGAAGTCGTCGGAGCCGCCACCCGGATAAAGCGGGCCAGACACGACGCCGCGGCTATAGAAGATTGTGTTCGTGAACCCCTCCCCGCCATCGTTGCGCTCGACTTTGATTGCCATGTTGTCGAGGTTCAGAGGATTGCCGAAGGTTCGCAGGATGACCTGGCCTGCATCGTCATGCACCGAGGCGACCTCAATCTGTGGATCACCGGCATTCGCCGTGCCCTTTTGTTTCTGGGTCACCGGCTCATCTAGCGTGTTGTAGCTATTCATCGTCGACTCGGCTCCGAAATCACCGATATTGCCCACTTTGCCAACCTGCACCCAGGTTAGCGCCGCATAGGCGGACTCGATTAGATCGGTATTCTGGGCAGTGGCGCAAACATAGACCTTGCTGCCCTTCTTGGTTGCCTTGTTTGCCATGTCAGTTCTCCGGTTCGAAGGCGATGTACGGAATGGTGACGGGGATCTGCACCCGTTCACCCTCTTGGAGCGGGCCCGCCGCCCACGGCTCGCTGCTGATCGTGATCTTCACGCCAGAGGCGAATAGGGATTGGTTCTTGAAGTGATCGATCACTTGGTCGGCGACATCGAGAGCGCCGATGATCCCTTGCCCGACCGGCCAAACGACTGAGACCTGAAGTAGTCCGCGCTTCTGTTGCGGATCGTTGCCCATGGTGATCTGACGTGTCTGGTTGGGCAGGAAGGTCAATCGAAGGTATTTCGGCGGTAGCGGCTGCCCTGCCGCCGGAAACACGACGTTCGGCGCGGCAACCGGCAATACACCGGGCATTGCTAAGAGGCGGTCTGTCACGGCCTTGAAGATGATTGCGTCGGTGCCTGCCGCCATATATCCGTTACCTATGTCTGAGAAGCCGCCTCTCACTGACGATCAGGTCTATGAGCGCATCCATGCGGCGCTGCTCGCGTTGGGGCGCGAGACGGCGGCCACGGTTCGGGGCGAAACTAGTTTAAGAGCAGCACGGAAGGCGCTGACACTGTTGCAGCTTGGCCTTCTGTCGGCGATGGAGCAAAGCAGCGACAAGAACCGAGCCGTCAAAGCCCCAGACGAGCCTTCAGCTCCGAGGCCTTCCGATCCACAATGAGCGGCCAGTTCTGAGCTGCGAGCCTGACGAAGCCATCGGCGGGCTGTCCATTAGCGCCATATTCTCGGTAGCCAGCGTAAGATGCCGTGTAGCCGAAGTAGAGCGTATCGCCGATGTCCGCTCCAGCGATTACCGCTTCGATCTGAGCAAAGTCTGGCGCGTAGGTACTTCCTTCCGCAGGACTGGCAGCGGCGTTGATCGCGGGCATGGCGGTCGAGGACGCGAGCAGTGATGCCCGGAGAAATCCGGTGTCCACGCGCATACGGCCGCCCTGCCCGACCGGCGTCTGCATTTCTTCGACGACCTCCTGTGTCGCCTCCTTGAAGATAGCTTCGACGGCACCCTCGACCTTGTCGGCCCACTGCGCCACGGCAGCGCTAAATGAGAGCGTTGCCATCAAACGACCTCAGGCGGTACCGGCGCACGACCGCGCCGATGTGATCCACCTTGTATTCGAGCCGGCATCGGCAGCCGGAAATCTCCGATATGGGCGCGCGCGGGTCGCCCGG